GATTTAGGTTCCAGTGCCGCAAGGTGTGAGAGTTCGAGTCTCTCCGTCCGCACCACCTTCTAGAATGCGGCTTACAGCCGTTTTCCCTCCTTTGAGATTAGACGCACTGGATTCTCAGCGTAGCGAGATCGTGACACGACTTCATCACGCTCCGCGCTCAGTCCGTCGAGAATCCCGACCGCATCGCGCACCCTCGCCGGGGCCAAGTGGGCATACCGCTCGGTCATGGTGATGGTCGAGTGCCCGAGCAGATCGCGCACCTCGGCCAGCGCCACCCCGGCACTGATCAGGTGCGCCGCGCAGGTGTGGCGCAGGTCGTGAATCACGAAGTCCACGATGCCGGCCCGCTTGCACGCATTCTCGAATCCCACCCTGATACTCACCGCACGCTCCCCGTCCGCTCGGGCGAATACCCACGGACTCGCCGGGCAGTGCTCTGCGCGGAATGCCTGCCTGCCCAACAGCGCCGACAGCGCGCCCTGGTTGAGCGGGATCGACCGGCGCTTGCCGGCCTTGGTGTGCTCTCCCTCCAGGTACAGCAGGCGGTTGTGGAGATCCACGCGCCGCCACTCCATCCCCAGCAGTTCCTCCTTTCGGCAGCCGGTGTTGACCGCCAGCCGCACGAAGTCCTCCAGCAGTGCGCCGTTGCGCCCCTCACGGGCGGCCCGGCACAGCGCATCCACCTCCGCGCGGGTTATCCAGCGCACCCTTCCTTCCGGCTCCTTCATCGTCCGGCCCTTCACCGGGTTCGGCAAAGCCCACTCCAGTTCCGTGTTGCACCAGTTGATCGCCGCGCTGAATGCGGCCAACTCCCGGTTGACCGTCGCCGCGCTCGCGCCATCCTGCGTCCGCGCGGTGATATAGTCCCGGATGCTCTGGCCGCCCAGGTCGTTGACGATCTGGGCGGCAAAGTGTTTCCTCAACTGCTTCACGCGATGGGCCGTCGTTTCGTAGCTGCGCTGGTGCTGGCGAGCATGCTGCAGATACGGAACGATGACCTCCTCGAAGGTGCGGGGCGGATTCACGCCCCACTCCTTTTCCTTCCAGGCATCGGCCCGCGCCTGGTTCTCTATCGCTGCCGCTGCCGCTTTGTCGTCGGTCCCAGAAGACCGTCTAACGTAGCGTCCAGCTGGTGTTTTGAAGCTGATCCACCAATAGGGCGAATCGTCTCGTTTGTACGGCATGTGGATTCCTCCGCTACGCCGCCCGCGCTAGAGATACTAGCAGTGGGCTCGGCGGCGAGCTGGCTTACGAGTTTTTCGCGGGGTATGCGGTAGTGGCTGCGGACCATGACGAAGGGAATTTCACCGGCCTTGATCATGTTGTACACAGTCTGCCGGCATACCCCGAGGAACTTCGCTGTCTGGGGGACGTCGATCAGGGTCATCACTTCACCCTCACTTCGAACACCTTGGCGGCAAATCGACCCTTCGAATCAGGCCGATATCCGTACTCACGCAACACCTTCATGGCGCGAGCTTTCTTGCGTGGCGAGTGGCTGCGCATATTCCTCAGTGTCTGCCACGCCTCTTTGTCGCCGTAATGCAGAGCGATACCGAGGTCGCAGCAATCAACCGCTGCAGCCTGGTAGCCAACTCCGATATCGACGTAGTGGTATGGGTCGCGCTTGCAGAACGGACAGGTGCTCATTCCTTGATCCTCACGCCGGCAGCCTCGATTGCTGAATCAACTGCGTCAGCCCAGTACGCCCAGTCGCCGCAGTCATTCGGCGACCAGGTATCTGGCAGCTCGACCACCACCGCCGCGCGGGATGCCTGCCAGATCAGCTCGGCCCAGCCTCTCGAGCAGCTCAAGCGCAGATCGGCCTGCTCGGGCGCCTCGAACCATGCGGTGAAGTCGTCAGTCTTCGTGCTCATGCGCCGCCTCCCAAAGCCTTCAGATCCTCTTCCGTCATGCCCATGCTGCGTGCCTTCTCGATTGCTGCATCCCGTGCGGCGCGAGCTGCTGCTGCGGCTGCCAGGGCCCTGTCCTTCTCCTCGTCGGCTTTAGACGGCCTCTCAATTGAAACCGGCGCGCACCATCTGCCGCGATGCAGGATTGCCTCGAACGGCTGGACCTCTGCATCAGAGCCTTGCACTCCACGCCTAGACGCGATCCGCCGCGCCGTTGTCTGAGACAGTGCGTAGGCGATGGGGATTTGATGGCCGCGGCCTTCGGTCAGGTCGGTGTTTGTCCAGACCACATAGATCGTTTGTGTTTCGGCAGGCATGACTTTCCCCTCGCCGCCCTCGGGCAGCTATTTGATTCGTAGGTGATCGGCAGGCTATGCCAGGACGGTGGCCTGCGGTTTGGCTCTCATCGCCGCGCGCATGGCGACCTTCCAGAGCTGCCAGCGGCCGTCCGGGTCAGGCCAGACGCGCTCTACCTGCACGCCGCAGCGGCAGCACTCGGCGCGGCTCAGGGTGTTGCGGTAGCGCCATCGGTGGTTGCACATGTGGCCTCTCCCATAGCTGCGTCGATGGCATGGCGGAACGTTGGTCCATTCAGCTCGCGCAGCTTGTAGCTGGTGGGGCGCCACGGGTGCTCGCCGGTCATGTATACCGTGCAAGTCTTGAACTGGTCCGCTAGCCAGTCGATGCGCGCCGTGTCCTTCTCCAGCTCCCGATTCTCAGCCCGCAGCCGCACCAGTTCCTCGTTGCCGCGCTCTGCCTCCAGCAGGCGGGCCTTGAGGTCGGCGACTTCGGCTCGCAGGGTGTCTTCCCTGACGCCCGCCTCTGAGTACCATTCGGCAAGCTTGATGTTCTCGGCGCGCAGGGTCGCGTTCTCCTTTCCGACGCGAAGCCTCTCGGCGTTGAAGGTGTTGTTCTCCGCCTCCAGCTCCCGGCACCGCTGCGCCAGGGCATCGCGCTCGCTGCGCATGTCGGCCAGTTCTGTTCGCAGCATGATGGCTGCGCCAGAGGCCACTCGCCAGTCGGTAGCTAAGGCGTCGCGCTCGGCGATCAGTTTGGCGCACTCGCCGAACCAGTGCTCGGCGTCTCCGTGTAGCGGCTTCATTGCTCACCTCCGGCCAGCAGGGCGCGTAGATCGTCGGCAGCGTTGTTGTACCCGGCTATTTGCAGATGCCGAACGTATCGCTCCAGCGTTTTGCGATTTACTTTCATGGCGTCCGGCTGCTCTGCGGATTTCTTCCCGGCTTCATACGCTTCGTACACGTTCGATACCGCCGTACCGCAAGGCATAACTGCTGCGTTCGGCTGCTCGGCGGCGGCGATGCAATCCGGACAGTCGTAGCCGGTTCCAGCGCACTGCGGGCAGGTTTCGCTGTCGTACCCGTCTTGCCTCAGCCCGCCGACCATGCCGTGACCGTTGCAGGTGCCGCACTTCGGCTGCTCGGCGGAGGGCGGGGCGGTGACGCGCCCTACAGCCCCGCAGACGCCGCATTCCCAGGAGCCATCGCCACGCGGCTTCATCGGCGATGAGAACCGCCGCCCAGGGCAGTTCTCATGCCACATCGCGCGATTGTGCGGCTCGTGGTGCATCTGCACCGGCTCCTGCGGTACCGGCGCAGCAGGGGCGATGGCGAGCATGGCGCGCGCCTGCTCAATCAGTTCGTCAGTGGCGGCGCACCGATCAAATTCTTCCTCCGGGTCTGCCATTTCATCGTCTATCTGGTCGCGGAAAGCACAGTTCAGCGCGTCCAGCTCATCAACTACGCGCTCAATAATGTAGCGCCACTCCTCCCGCACCGCCGTGGCGGGCTGCTGGGCGAGGTCGGCCTCGCACAGGAGGCGCATGTCCGCCCACTCCTGCGGATCGAGATCCCATCCCATGCTGGCGATCACGGCGTCGATCTTGTCACTCATGGCCTGCATCCTGGGCGCTGGCTTCCTGCTCGAGCTTTTCGAGGCGGTCGTGCATCTGGTTCGCCAAGGCGTCATGGTCTGCCTGGTCGAGGGCCGGCATCGGCACGAACAGAATGCCTGCGCGGGCCATGGTCGTTGCTGCTTCCAGTGCGGCGCGCAGCTCTACGGGGCTTGCACGTTTCATGCGTTCTCCTTCGCCGGCATAGGCCGGCATTCGCTGCAGTCGCAGTCTTGAGCCGGCCGCAGGGGGAGCGATCGGCAGTAGATGGGTGGGGTCATGCGTGTTGTTCCAGGTGTCGCTCGATCCGCAGGCCAATCCAGCGCATGCAGGGCACCGCCATGCTGTTGCCGATAGCCTTGTAGCGCGGGCCGTCCGGGCATTCGGCGGCGGGCTTGCTGCGCCACGGTATGCGGGTGTAGTTGTCGGGGAATCCCTGAAGGCGCTCCGTCTCGACCGGCGTCAGGCGGCGGACGGCCGATTGATTCGGTATCAGGTGGCTGTGACCGTGGCCGGCGTCCTGGCCGCTGCAGCCCTGGAGCCGACCATAGGAGGCGTCCGGCGTGGCGCAGACAATCGGCTGGCCTCTTCCGGTGCCGTCCTCGCTGCCGTCGAATCCTTCGGCCTTGAGCGTGTGCGTGATATGTCCTGTCACGCAGACCGGAGCAAGCACATGCGGCTTGTCACCGCCGCCGCTCGATGCGCGTAGGCATCCGGCCACTTCGTCGCCAAGCTCTGCCATGCCGCCGCCTTCACGGCCGCGCAGCGCTACGGATAGAACGGCATTCTCTTGGCCGCTATTGCGTCCCGGCGCGAAAGCCATGCCGGATTGCACGCATGGATCTTGCGTGCCGTGGACGGCGAACACCTCGCTCTCGAAATCGTGGCGGATGCCGTGTGCCGTTAGGCAGGTGCCGTGGAACAGCGATTCGCCCTGGTTGCCGCCGCCGAACAGCGGGACGCCTGCCAGCACCTCTACGCCGGGACCATCCTCGCCTTCGCAGGCAGGGCATCCGTAGGCGCCAAGGGTGTCGGGGTAGAGATACCCGCATCCGCACTGGAGCGCAGGGCCGAAAGGAGCGGTGCCGGCAACGTCTTGCCCCTCGCCTCGGCGCGGCGGAGTATCCCGGCGCACGCCTTCGCGCTCAAAAAGTACTGCGGCGGGATCGAATCCGTTTCGAGCACTTGCGACAACGAACACACGGCGCCGTCGCTGGGCCAGGCCGAAATATTGGGCGTCAAGTACCCGCCACGCGATTGCTCTTTTTGGTCCATACACACAACCAGCGTCCGTCCACCGGCCCCCTGAAGGCTGCAATTCGCAGTCTTCCCCAGCAAGCGCCCCAAGAAAGCAGCCGAAGGCGTTGCCTCGGTCGCTGAGTACGCCGGGAACGTTTTCCCAGACGATGACGGCGGGGTCGTCGCCTCTGGCGACTCGAACATGGTCAATTGCATCTGCCAGCTCCACGAACTTTATGGTGAGCGCGCCGCGCGGATCGTCCAGCCCGGCTCGCATGCCGGCCACGCTGAACGCTTGGCATGGCGTGCCGCCGACCAGCACGTCAGGCGCTTCCACGGTTCCGGCCAGCACCTGGCGCGCGATCCTGGTCATGTCGCCGAGGTTCGGCACGATGGGGTAGTGGTGCGCCAAGACGGCGGCGGGGAATTTCTCGATCTCGGCGAACCAGTCGGCTCGCCAGCCCAGCGGATGCCAAGCTACGCTTGCGGCCTCGATGCCGCTGCAGACGCTCCCGTAGCGCATGTGATTTCCTTTTTTTCGTTCGTGACAGGCTTCCGTGACACGCTCGGCAGGCTCACCAGCGCAGCCAGCTCGGCGTCGCTCAGGCGGTCAGCCCCATGTATCAGCCGGGTGATGATGTCGTGCGGCTCTTCGATCCCGGCGCGCACCATGCAGCGGATCAGCGCGTAGTCGGTGCCCTTGTAGACGTCAAGGGTGATGCGGCGAGCCAGCAGGCGTGCGAGGCGTTCGTCCTCGCGCAGCTTGTCGCGTGTGCGCTTTTCCTGTTGTCGCTGCGCGTCTGTCTTCGCGGTCATAGCCTCGTCGCCTCCTTCATGGCCTTGCGGGCCGACTTGTCTTCCATGTACCGCCATTTGCCGTGCTCGCGGCACCAGACATCGGCACCGCCTTGAGGCCGCTTGCGGTAGTAGTGGCAGCCGAGGGCGTGGGTGGCGCCGGGCGGGGTCATGCGACACCGAAAAGATCATGCTGGGCGGCAAGGCTGTCGATGTTCTTGACCGCCTGATCGAAGTAGCTCTTTTTCAGCTCGACGCCGACCGCCTTCCGGCCAAGCTCGACTGCGCAGTAAGCCTCGCTGCCGATGCCAAGGAACGGGGTCAGCACTACGTCTCCGGGCGCCGTCCACAAGCGAATGCCGCGGCGGATGACCTCCAACTGAAGCGGGCAGATGTGGCGCTCGTCGTCGTGCTCGCGGGCGGAGCGAAATTGCAGTGTGTCGTTCGGATTGATGTCCATCCAGACAGGGCTTGCCAGCTTCTGCCACTCATCGACAGGGATATCGGCGCCGTGGGCTACCTTGTCCTCGACGTCTCCCGGCGCGCGCATGGTGACGAGGTAATCGGCGATGCCCTGCCGGCACATGGTCGCGTTGGTGCGCACGGTTTTGTGCAGCAGGCCGAGCGCCTTGGTACGCTGCATGGCCGTCACCGGATCCTTCCAGATCGTCACCTCGCTGGCGTAGATAAAGCCGTGCGCCTGAAACGCCTTGATCAGTGCGCCGCGAAAGTCTTTGAGGCCGATATAGCCGTCGCGCTCCTTGCTGGTCGGCAGCTGCATGCAGTGGAAGCTGACGCAGTGGCCCGGCTTGATGACGCGGGCCAGCTCCTTTACCAGATGATCGAAGTGTTCGAAGAACTCGGAATCAGTGCGGCTGTTGCCCATGTCGCGCGGGCTGTTGCTGTAGGTGTACAGGCTGCTGAACGGCGGAGAGAAGATCGAATAGTCGACGCTGCGATCCGGCAGGCCGGCGATGACTTCCACACAGTCGCCGTGGAACAGGGTGGAATCGGTGCGGTCAACCTGGGCGATACATTTCATGCGGCGTCACTCCTAAGCCATGCCGGCGCTTTCACCTGGCGTTTGGCGTTGTATTCGTTGGTCTGGCGGGCGGTGCCCGTGATGGATTGGCGCACGGCGGCCGATGTTTCGGCTGCGAGCGATTCGCCCATGGCGATGGCGTCGTGCTGCTTTCGGCGCAGGTTGGCGAGCACGGCGCCTTCCATTTGACTGCTGAACAGATGGACGTGGACTTCGCGCGTCTGGCCAAATCGGTAGCAGCGGCGCACGGCCTGGTAGTAGGCCTCGAACGAGTCGGACACGCCGACAAAGGCCATCCGGGAGCAGTGCTGCCAGTTGAGCCCCCATCCACAGATTGATGCCTTGCTGACCAGTACGCGGGTCGTGCCGGCAGCGAAGTCGGCCAGCTTGCGTTCCTTGTCCTCGGTCTTGTCCGATCCGGCTATCTCTACGGCTCCGGGAATCATCTTTGCCAGCGCCTCGGTTTCGGCGTTGTACTCGCCCCAGATGATCCAGAACTCGCCATCGGCGTTGACCAGATCAGCGCAGGCTTGCACGCGGGCATCCATGCTTTCCTTGCGGGCCGCGCGGCGCTCCATCAGGCTGCTGGCCTCCAGGGCGAACAGCATGCCGTCCTCGGTCAGCGCGCTGTCGTCAACGTCAACCATGTGCTCGGTTTCCAGCAGCGGCGGCAGGCGATAGGCGCTGTCGTCATAGCCGAGGTCGGACGGCTTGCGCACCATGGCGCCCCATTGGCTGACCCAGCGCCAGAACAGGTGCCTGGCGTGGCCTTTGAGCCGCCATGTCTGCGTCTCGCCTCCGTCATGCACAAAGAACTCGGCGAGCATTTCGGCGCGGGTGCAGACGCCGAGGAATTCGGCATGGGTGCCCAGCTCGGTCCAGTCGTTCGGCGCTGGGGTGGCTGTGGCGCAGAGCCGGTAGGGGATCAGCGCGCATGCCTGCACCAGCTGATCGAAGGTGCGCGAGGTGTGGTGCTTGATGCAGCTCGACTCGTCCAGCACGGCGCCGATGAAGCGCGACAGGTCGAACTTGTGCACGCGGTCATAGTTGGTGATGTTGATGCCGGGCTGAACGTCTTCCGGCTCTCGGCAGTGGGTGATGGTGATACCCATCTTCGCGGCCTCGGCCACTGTCTGCGCGGCGACGGCCAGCGGCGCGAGGATCATCACGTCTCCGCCAGTTCGCCGGCACAGCTCGTCGGCGAATGCGACCTCCATGCGCGTCTTGCCGAGGCCGGTGTCGGCGAATATCGCTGATCGCCCGCGGCGCAGCGCCCATGAAACAAGGTCGCGCTGCATGGGGAATAGCGACTCGGGCATGGTGAACGGTTCGGAAAGTCCGGCCGGCGCGACCGTCTCCAGCTTGCGGGTTACGAATTCTTGATAGCTCATTGGATTTCCTTGGTCAGTCAGCCCAGCGCGTAACGCCAGTGCAGATGTCGCGGGCGGTGCTCACGCCGCATCCGTAGCGACCGGCCAGCGCGACGTATCCGACGATGCCGGGGATGTAGTCGGAACGCATAGCGCGCACCTGTTCGGTCGTGAGCTTGGCCTTGCCATGCCATTCGCCAATGCGATGGCCTGTGTGACTGCGACGGCTCATGCCGCCGCCTCCTGCTCGGGCCACGCCTTGACCGCCTCGAAGATCCGCGCGGCCTGCTCCTCGCTCAGCGACTGCCCGCAGGGGTTGGCAATCCACCCGCTGCCGACCAGATGCACAGGGTTGCAGCTATCCAGCAGCGCCCGGTAATGCTCGTCCAGCACGCCGGCCAGTGCGTCGGTGTGGTAGATCCCGTTCGGCGCGATCTCGACCGACTTGTAATAGCGCCGGCCGGCCTGGTCTTCGCAGAACGCGCTGATGTAGATGACCCACTGGTGCGACATGTCGAAGATGGCGTCGGCGACGTGGCGGCTCGGGCGGTACTTCGCGGCCGTGCTCCAGTTGCACAGGCCTTGCCGGCCGATGGGATCGATGTTGTAGACCGCGATCTTCGACTGGCGCAGGGCTGCGCGGCTGGCCCGCTCCAGGCGGGCGCGGTTGTTGTTCGGCTTGCGTACCTTGCTCATGCAAATCCCTCGCGGCGGGCGTCGTGGTAGCCGGCGAGCCAGGCGCAGCGGCGGCCTAGCTGCCAGATTGGGTATGGGCACGGCGCGCTGTCTTCCGCGCACTTGCCCATGAAGTACTCGGCGGCGTAGACCATCGCAAACTGGTCTGTCTTGCGCTTCATGCCGGCACGCTCAGTTGTTGGCGCACCTTGGCGACGTAGCGACGCGACACCTTGAGCGTTCCGATCACGCCCTCGACGTGCAGGTAGTGGTGTTCGCCGTGGCGCTCGACCTCAATGGCCTTGCTGCGCACAACCAGCGTGCTGCGGTGGATGCGCAGCAGCGTGTCGCCGAATTCGCGCTCAAGCGCCACCAGCGGCTCGTCCAGCAGGATGCTTCCGCCGGCGCCGTGCGCCTCGACGTACTTTGAATCGGCCTGCAGGTGGGTCAAGTCGGCCAGCTTGATCGAGCTGCGCTTCAAGGTGTTGCCCGACGTGGTCAGTTCCTCGCGCATTTCGCCGCCCTCGCCTTGCGTGTCTGATTGGCCTTCTGCCAGACGCCGTGCTGTGGAGACATGGTCTGGCGCTGGATGCAGTAGCCGAACACCTGGACTTCTCCGGTGTATTCGGCCATCAGGCAGGCGAGTTGCTGCCGCGCGGCCTCTTTCGCGGCCGGCGTGGGGAGATTTGGGTACATGGGGATATCCGGTAGAGGAGGGCGCCGGAGCGCCCGGTGATTACTCGACGATGGTCCAAAGCTGGCTGGCGTGCTTGATCTTGCCGGCCTTGCGCAGCGCCTGCAGGCGGCGGTCGACGATGCGCCACTCGGGGGTGTCGGTGCCGGCGCAGAACGGCCTTGCCAGAGCCATCAACGGCTTGTGATTTGTTAGTTGTGCAAAGCTTGTTTTTCCGACCCTGATAGCGTCGAGAAGCGTCGCGTCAAACTGCGAGTAGTCGGGTTTGCTCATGGTGTCTATCCGTAGAGGAGGGCGCAGCTAGTGCGCCCGGCTGTTGATGTTGATGCTGTGCTGTTTGGCTAGGCGGCGCAGGGTGGTGCGGCTGATGCCGAGCTGTGCGGCCAGGTCGATCTGGCGCATGCGGCCGGCGTGGCGGCGGATGTGAGGCACGATGGATGCCTCTTGTCGCTGCTTATGCTGGCGAGCAAACTCGATGCCGTGAGCCCTGGCGACCCGGTACAGCGTGTGGGGCGACCGTCTCAAGCGGCGAGCCGTCTCGGCGATGCCGAGCTGGGCGAGCTGTGCGGCCTTGGCTGGCAGGTCGCGGTCTTTCTTGGCTCTGTGCTGACGGCGCTTGCGCTGGGAATCGCATGCCCTGCACCGGCCCGTCAGCCTGCAACCCCTGTCGTGACGGACGCCGAAGAACCCGGTGTCAGCCGGCCACCACTCGCGGCACACGGTGCAGAGCTTTTCAGGACCGTATTCCGTTTCGCGGACGATGGAGATGGCGCGTGTCATGCCGCAAGAACCCGCGCCATGCGGTCGTCCATCAGCTCGTAGAAGGTGCGCACGCGCTCGGCGATCTTGTCGATCATCGCCTCGTCCCGATGGGCGCGCTTGATGAACAGCGGCATGCCCGGCCAGTAGCTGATGAAGTCGATCCACTCGCGCTCGGACGCCCACAGCCCGCCCTGGCACTGCGCGACGTGCTCCTTCGGAACTTCGCCGGCCAGGATCACGCCGACCTGCAGCTTCGGCAGCTTGGTCTTGATTTCCGTCAGGCCGCTGCTGCCCACCAGAGCATCCGGCGAGTAGCCGATCCCGTGATTCAGGATGATACCGACCTGCTCTGTCGTGGCGTCTGTGCGCGCTTCGTACAGTCCGCGTGCCACGCCTTCCAGCTCGTGGCCGCGCTCGGTGTGGCGGTTGCCCTGGAACTGGTCGGCCGCCTCACCAGTGATGCGCTCGCCGATCAGCTGGTCCATGTAGGTGAAGGCAGCGGCCCCGAAGCCAGCCTCGCCCTTGCCGTTGACCAGCAGGCAGTCCAGCTCCGACGCCGTGACGATGCCCAGGCGCAGAGCCAGCCAGTCAGCAGACCCCTGCTCAATGTGCGTGATGATCTGCACTGCCTGCCTCCTGTGCGTGCTTTGCGGCCGACTTCGACAGCGCGGCCATGACCTTGTCGAACTCTGCCTTGGCGACATGCTCGGGAGCGCCGTGCATTGCCTCGAACGCCGCCTTGGCCTTGTCGCTGCACTTCTGCAGCAGCGCGGCTACCTGAGCGGCCTGCGGCGCGGTAATGGTCGCGGTCGGCGCCGCGGCATAGGCGTCGTCGTCCTCGCCGCGGGTGGTGATGTTCAGCATGGCGTTCATCACGTAGCGCTTGCCGTAGCTGACCGACGATCCGACCGCTTGGACGGCGTTCTTGCTGCCGCTGGTGTCGGACGGCAGGAGCATGGTCGTCTCCTCGCGGTGCCCGGCGCGGTGCATGAGGATGCCCGTCACCTTGATTCCGCCCTGGACGTGCTCGACACGGAACGACAGGGCGAATCCGTGGCGCTGCATGATCGGCTTAACCACGTCGTTGATGTCCTCAAGGGTGGCGTACTTGCCGTTGTTGGTCTTGCCGCGCTCGGCGATGCTCGGCAGCTCGATCTGCATCTCGGCCATGGAGGCGTTGAAGGCCGTCTCGGCGTTACGCGACTGCATCCGCTCGTGCATTGCCATCAGGCGCTCCATCTTCTCGATGTCGCACTGAGGGTCGGCGGCGGCGCGCTGGATGACGGACAGGATGGTTGCCGACTCGCTGACAACTGCCGGCATTGCGCTATCGGTGTCGATGCGCTGGATTTGGTTGCTCATTGGTTGCTCCAGATCAGATAACGCCGACCGCCCAGGCGATGACGTAGGGGGTGGCGTAGACGGTGCCGAGCATGGCGACGAAGATGGCCAGGACGCCGAGGCATCCCAGCTTCTCGCTCGAGCTTTCGGCCGGCTGCTGCGGCTCGATGCGGGTGGCTTGCTCGCGGATCATGCTGCTTCCTCCTGCAGGTAGCCGCTGAGCTGGTCGATAACGGCGTGGATGCGCGCCACCTCATCGCCTTCCATGCAGCGCTCGTCGTGGATGAAGATCCACGAGTCGACCAGAGCGACACGGCAATCGCCGTCCTTGTACGGGGTGCTTGCTGGGTAGAGGGTTATGCAGACTGCCCCGCAGTGCGCCGAGTAGCGCATGTGGGCGTGGTATTTGCCTGCCAGCGTCACGTCCAGGCATGCAGCAAACAGCCGCTCGACGGCGGCGCGAAGTTCGTCGTTCATGCTGCGCGCTCCTCGTCCTGGTTGGTCCTGATCAGCTCGCGCTGGCTGTCGAGTTCGTCGCTGGCGAGCCGGTGGATGGCCTGCCCGTCATTGGTCAGCAGCTTGGCCAGCTCTGCCACGTCGTAGGGGGCGTCGATGGCCTCTATCGCCTCGACGGTGAACAGGTCGAGGCCGTCTTCGCTGTAGGCTTCCAGGGTCAACTTGATGCCGTGATGCTTGATGGTGATTTCCATGTGCGTCTCCTTCCTGCATTGGTCAGGCACCCAGCCCCCGGCACCACCCGAGGGGCGCGCCTCCAGAGGCATTGGGTTGGGTTGCTGCTGCTGGGTGTCTGCCGATGCAGGCAGTGGGGGGATTGCCGGCTGCTGCCTTCCGGCCGGCGTCGTCATCTTTTCGATTGCGCACTCCTGCTGGAGTGGGTCGCGGGGGCAGTTCGCCGCGGTGGTGATGCGAGGGCGCATCGGGAATGGATATGTTCTGGCGTCGGGCTTCGATATTTACACGGGCCTAGTGTCGTACGGCGCACCAACTCCACGAACAGCCTCGACAACTTGATCGCCTTTGCTCCCAGCGCAGTTTCGTTGCGCAACGCATATCCATTCCCGATCCGCCCTGCCGGGTGATCGGGGCCGCTATCGCCGGCCAGTCGTTCGCTCGCTTGCTACCCGGGAAACCTCCGAGGGAGGGAAAGCCAGGGACTCACTCTGTCGCGCAGCGTGCATCGCGCGGCGCCCTGTGCGTCTGGCGTCAGACGGCCCGCAGGGTGCGGACGGGGTGTTAGTTGCCGCGAGCCTTGGCGATGGCTGCGCGGGCGCTGTCGATCCGAGGCTGGATGGCATCAGCGCATCCTTCCCAGCGAGCGTCGTGCTTTGCTGCGTCTCGCATGTTGCCCTGAGCGATCACCATGTCGGTGACCAGCTCTGTCAGAGCCTCCAGTAGCTCAGGCGCTGCGGATATCAGGCGGGCATCAGGGTGGTCGATGGTCTTGAGCCAGTGCGCATGGTGCTCACGTCCAGATACAGGAACAGCGAAGTCTGTGCAGCGGTGCATGATGTTCATGCCGTCTTCTGCCGTGTTTCTAAGCATCGGCACGGCGCTGTGCATGCCCCATCGCTCAAAGCACATGACGGTTATGTCGTACTTCGGCACGCCGCCGGCGAGCTGCATGGTCTTGTGCTTCTCGTTGATCTCCCAGCGCCACGGACCAGCCGTGTGCTTTGCTTCGCTCATCTCTTCATCTCCGATTAGTTGCCGCGAGCCTTGAGCATGGCGTCGGCTATGGCGTATGCGGTTTTGGCGAATCGCAGATTGTTATCCGGGTATGATTCACCGAGGTCGAATCGCTCCTTGACCGAGCTGATCAGCGCCGCCAGGGCCTTCGCCGCGAAGTAGTCGCGCAGGGTCATGCCTGACCAGTAGCTATCAAGGTGCTCCTTGATTGGGAAGGCAGGGCCGCCATCAATTGATTCGCCTGGACTGCCTTGGCCGCCGAAAGCCTCGCGGAAGTAATCGCTCATCTCTTCATCTCCATGTGGACTTCCGCGACTGCCGCCTCGTGAAGCGGCAGCCGGAAATCGGCTCAGGCTGCGTTGAGCAGCTGGTAAACGGCCGGCAGGAATGTGTCGCGGTGGCCGTAATGGTTGGTCGGATCGTTCTTGCTGATCTCGCCATCAGCCGAGGCGACCAGCAGGCAACCACCAACGATGGCTTGCATCAGGTCGCGATTTTCCAGCTTCTTGACTGCTTTCTTGGCGCCGAACAGCTTTTTACCGATACCGAACATGGGGTGTTTCCTCTTGGCTTGGTTGTCTTCCCGTCAGCCCCTCATGCGAAGGGCTGCTAGGAAAACTGCTTAGACCGCATCCTTCTCGTACTTCTCGCCGCAGAACGGGCAGAAGCTGGCGATCATGTTCATATTCTGGACGACCTTCTTCATGCCGCCGGCTTTCTTCGGCGCCATGTACTCGATCCGCACGTTGTGGGCTGCCTTGTGGCCGAGGGCATCGCCGAGGATGAAGGCGTATCCCTGCAGATCAACATCGAGCCCGGTTGCGCCGGCTGGAAGCTGGCTGGACACGCGGGCCTTCAACTTCTCGGTTACTTCGCTATGGCAGTTGCACATCTCTTGATCCTCCAGTGGACTTCCCCTGATGCGCCCCGCTTGAGGCGCACCGAGAAATCGTCTGGCTAACACAGGCGCCCATCGCTCACTGGGCATCGCGCTTCCCCTCATTGGCATGCGCGCCGACTACTTGGTTCCTGTGTCCAGCTGCCCGCATGTGGCGGGTGCTGCCCTCATATGCACATTTCTGGTGCCCGCTGAGGGTGACGGCTTCTAAGTTGTTAAAGAGCGTTCCGGCCATGCCGAGGCATCTCTGCCTGTCGTCGCTGTGTTTCGCTTCGATGGAGTGAACGATACGATAACGTATGGATGCGGTCAATACGAAATCGAGTTATTTTTTGCATGGACGAAAAAAAGCCCGCGCGGCGGCGGGCTTCGTATTGCGCGGACGTGTTAGCGGTTAGAGCGGTTCACCCTTGAAGATGGCGACGCCGCAGATGGTTACAGTTTCATCCATGGGAATGATCGGATTAGGCCATGCCGGGTTGAGGGCTTTCAGATACCGCTCGTCGCCTTCAATGATGAGCTTCTTAAACGTGCTCTCCTGGCTGCCGTCAATCTTGACCACGACCAGCGATCCGTTGATCGCGCGCCGATCAGGATCGACGTAGATCAGGTCGCCCTCGCGGAATGACTGCCGTCCGTTCGGGTTGTACATCGACTCGCCGCGCACACGGAGCGCATAGCTGCGCGGCCCATGGCTGACAGGGCAGGGCAGCCAGTCCTCCGGATTCATATGGCTTCTGACTTCCGCCTGGCTTGACCAATCGCCCGCTTGTACCCACGAAATCAATGGAACTCTCCCTTTCATTGCCGGGCCCGGCTCGACGTTGCTGTCTAGCGGGCCTCCAAAGAGCAGCCATTCTGGGGAAACTGTGAGCGCCTTCGCAAGCTTCTCTACGTTCGGGCGGCGTGGGCTTTGGCTTTCACCGCTCATGATTCTGTTGATGGTCGGCTGAGGTACGCCGGATCGGCGGCTTAGCTCGCCCTCCGACCATCCTTTTGTGCGCAATTTTTCGGTCAGCCTGCGGGATATGGTCATGCAATCCTCGATACGTTCTTGTATCGGCAGATTGTATTGCCATGGTCCATACTGTTGCGTATCATGGCCAATACTAAAACGAGTTGAGCGACCAAAATGACTATCCACGACATGCTCTCCGAGCTGGTCGGCCTGGGTCTTTCTCAGCGGGAAATCGCCGAGGGCTGCGGGACCAGCCAGCCGAATATTCACCGCGCCATCAACGGCACCGAACCGCGTTACGAGCTGGGGAAGGCCATCGAGAAGTTCCACAAGAAGGCCCTCCGGGCAGCTGCACGCAAGGCTGCGGCATAAATCAATGTTAGACCCGCGATACGAATATGCAAATCGCGGACGAAAAAAAGCCCGGTGGCTAGACCGGGCTCTGTGTACATCAAACGCGAGAGAGATCATGACAAATATCGTTCCACTACGCAACACCAGCTCCGCAGGGTTCACCAGGATGGATAACGAGCTGTATGAAGCCCTGATCGGGGCCGACCTATCTGGCCGCGAGCTGCGTGTCGCTCTGGCTGTGCACCGCCTGACCATCGGTTACAACGTCGACGAGGCGCGCATTGCCGCCTCATACATCGCCAAGATGGCCGGCCTGGATCGTGCGAACGTCTCGCGCATCATCAACGACCTGATCCGCCAGGGTGTCGTTGCTCGCTCTGGTGGCAGCCGCGACCCGATCAGCATTGCCCCTGTTTCCTGCTGGAAAATCGATCAAAAGGCGACCGTGTCGAAACCGACACAGTGTGTTGAAAAGGTACGCGCCACTGTGTCGGTTCTGACACACTTTAAAGACAGTAAAGACATTAACTCCCTAACGGGAGTCGTCGACGCCAAGCGTCAACCGGAGCAACCGGCCGAAGCTGCCGAGCCTGTTCGCCAGAAGTCGCAAATGCCGGCATGCCCTCACCAGGCCATTGTCGACCTGTACCACGAAGTCCTCCCTGAGCTGCCTGGTGTCGCCATCCTGAACGACACCCGCAAGCGTCACCTGCAAAGCCGCTGGCGTGAAAGCGCTGTGCACCGCGACCTCGACTTCTGGCGCGACTACTTCGCTACCGTGAAGACCTCCGCCTTCCTGATGGGCAAGGTTCAAGGCCGCATGGGCGCCAAGCCGTTCCGCGCCACCTTCGACTGGCTGATCGCCCCGAGCAACTTCGTCAAGGTTGTGGAGGGTAACTACCATGCGTGATCCCTACAGCCTGGAAGCCGAACACAGCGTGCTCGGCGCGATGATCAAGCGCCCCGAACTGATCGACGTACTGTCCGCCGACCTGGCCGCTGAAGATTTCTACTGGCCCGAGAATGCCGACCTGTTCCGCACCATTCTCGGGGTGGCAGCGGCAAACCAGCCGATTGACGCCCTGACCGTAGGTGAGTCGTTCCGATCGGCGCCGGAGGGGCACAGCGGTATCTCCTACGTCGGCGAGCTGGTGAAGAACACCCCGAGCACCGCCAACGCCGGCCGGTATGCCGAGATTGTCCGCGAGCGATCGCTCGACCGGGCGCTGATCCTGTGCAGCGATCGCCTCAACGAGATTGCCCACGGCGATCAGGACGCCGCCGACAAGGTGGCAGCCGCCCAGGCCGAGGTGCTTTCCCTCGACTCTGAGGCCGCGACCGCTGAGGTGATCGCCGCCGCCGACGTGTTGCGCGACCACATCCCGGTACTGGAGCGCCGCGAGGAGCTGAAAGGAGAACTCGACGGCCTGAGCACTGGCATTGCCGACCTGGACGAGAAGCTGCAGGGCCTGCGCCCCGAGCAGCTGATCATCCTCGCCGGCCGCCCAGCGATGGGCAAGACCACCCTGGCCATGAACATCGCCGCCCACAACGCCATCCGCGGCGGCAAGCAGGTGCTCGTGGTCAGCCTGGAGATGAGCAACGGCCAGCTGATGGACCGTTTCCTGGCTGCCGAGGGCAAGATCCCGCTGCAGGACATCAAGAGCGGCCGTGGCGGCAAGGGCGAGAACGGCATTCGCCTGACCGCCGCCGCCGGCAAGATCCGCGACTCAGGGCTGAGCATGTCCGATCGGCCTGGCATGACCATGAGCCGCATCCGATCGCTGGCCCGCCGCCACAAGCGCCGCTATGGCCTCGACCTGATGGTGATCGACTACCTGCAGCTGCTGGACGAGGAGGGCGGGAGCGGCAATCGCACCGAGGCCGTCAGCGCCATGACCCGCGGCGCCAAGCTGATGGCGCGCGAGCTGCAGATCCCGGTGATCCTGCTGTCCCAGCTCAACCGATCGCTGGAGCAGCGCCCGAACAAGCGCCCGATCAACTCCGACCTGCGCGAGTCTGGCGCGATCGAGCAGGACGCCGACGTGATCATGTTCGTCTACCGGGACGAGGTGTACCACGAGGACAGCCAGTACAAGGGCGTGGCCGAGGTAATCATCGGCAAAGGCCGAGACATCGAGACCGGCACTGTTCGCACCGCCTTCATGGGCCAGTTCAGCACCTTCGCCCAGCTCGCCTACGACTGGCAGCCGCCAGAGGATGCCGAGCAGCCGAAAACCACCAGCCTCTCCAGCCGGTACAAGGGGGGCAAGTGATGGAGCGCCATCAAACCATCTTCCCCCACGCCGGCTACGAGATGCGATCGCACGCAGAGCAGCGATGGGCCTCCATCATGGACGTGCTCGGCGTCCGCTGGGTCTACGAGCCGCGCACGATCGACACCCGCCACGGCTGGTACATGCCCGACTTCTACCTGCCTGCCTGCGGTGTTTTCGTCGAAGTGAAGGGCGCATGCCCTAAGCCGATCGAGATCGAAAAGGCCAAGGATGCCGAGGCCGCCACCGGGTGCCCCGTTGTTTTCGCGTTCGGCGATCCCGAGATGCTGAGCGGCCATCTGCTGCACGGAATGCTCAGCTACTACGCCGATCGTGGCGTGCTGAACGTCAGCACCTACGAAGTTGGAAAGCTCGTCAGCGAGAACTACAGCCTGAGCACCTACGCATCGTTCCTGTCCGCAGGCGATCGGAAGCCGCGCCCGCATTTCGTGCCTGTCGGCTGGGTAGTTGCCGAGCTGGTCGACAGCATGACCGAACGGGCTCCGCTGGAGCAGGCAAGGCACCGCATTCACCAGCCGCTGAACGACACCAAGGAATCCGCGCACGGGCAGCACAGCCTGGCCGAGTGGTTTATCTGCCAGTTCGTTGCCGCCGTCGATCGCTACAAGCACAAGGAGGCCGCATGAACGCAGGCCAGTACACCCGCGACCCCGCCCAGCAGGCGGCAATCACCCAGCGCCAGGCCGCCGGCTACGTCATCACCAAGGACGCTCCGAGCAAGGTCGAGATGCGCATGGGCGGGCAGATCATCGTCATCCTGCGCGACGGCAGCGTGCGCCGGGGGATGCGTCATGGGTGACGTTATCCGCAAGCCTCGCCACTTCTGGACCGCCGGCACGAGCCGCGTCCGTGACGTGTGCCGACTGGCCTACCTGTTTGCCACCGAGCTGGCCGCCGAGGGCGCCGTCGAGATCATCGTCCGCCCGGTCAAGTCCCGCCGCACCCTGGAGCAGAACGCCAAGCTCTGGGCGATGCTCGCCGACATCGCGCGCCAAGTGCCGTGGTCGGTCAACGGGGCGATCCAGCAGCTCGACGCCGAGGACTGGAAGCACATCATGACCGCGACCGTGCGCCAGGAAGTGCGCATGGCTGCCGGCATCAACGGCGGCTTCGTGCTGCTGGGCCTGAGCACCAAGCGCATGACCGTCCGCGAGCTGGGGGATCTGATCGAGTTCATGTACTCGTTCGGCGCCGATAAGGGCGTGGTCTGGAGCGAGCCGCGCGGCCAGATGCCTGAGCAGTGGGAGGCCGCAGCATGACCAAGGCCGAGAAGCAGCACCTCAGCCGCGTGCAGTCGCTCGGCTGCATGGCCTGCCGCCAGATCGGCTACCGAGACACGCCGGCCGAGATCCATCACCCGCGCGCCGGCGCTGGAGCAGGGCGCAAGGCCAGCCACTTCGACGCCATCCCGCTGTGCCCGGCCCATCACCGAGGCATCAATCACCCGCTCACCCCGAGCATTCACCTGGACAAGCGCGCGTTCATCGCCAGGTTCGGTACCGAGGCCGAGCTGCTGGAGCAGACGCGCCGCCTGATCGGTTGGGAGGTCGCATGAGCCACGACAACGGCCTCGGCAAGCGCTGCCCCGACTGCGGCGAGCCGATGGTTGACCTTCGCAGCATGAATACCCGGCTGTGCAGCGGGTGCAAGACCGAATTCGACTGGCACCTGGCACCCGGCCAGAAGCCCCTGATCGCCAACAACCGCCAAGACCGCAAGGAGCACACGCAATGACCGCACAAGCAGCAGCACTACAGATCGCCGAACAAGGCCACACCAGCGAGCACACCCTGCGCGGGGCGCTGATCCTGCTGAGCGACATCGTGGACGAGAAGGCCGCCGGCCTGAGCGCGCCGGAGCTGGAGTTCGTCGGCCACTGCCGCGAGCTGGCCGAGGGGGTTAGCCAATGAGCCACGACGAAATCAGCAACCCGAAGCACTACGACCTGTTCCCGGATGGCATGCAGGCGATTGATGTAATTCGCGCGGCCCTGACGCCCGAGGAGTTCGCCGGCTACTGCAAGGGGAATTTCCTCAAGTACCGCCTGCGAGCTGGTGAGAAGGGCGAGCCGGCCAAGTGCCTAGGCAAAGCCGAGTGGTACCGCGCCGAGCTGCGCGAGCATCACGCGGAGATGCGCAAGGGCGATATCGATCGGTTGGCGATGGCGGTTCTCGGCAGCGTTGCCAGGCCGAACGAGCAGCGCCGCCAGCCGGCCGTTGGCGCAGACGTGGCATTCCCGAGCGAGCGCGGCCTGTACTTCGCGGCCACCCCGGGCGAGCTGGAAGACGGCGCGTGAGGGTTGGCGATGACTGGCTCCGTCAATTTGGCCTTGCTGAGCCTGGAGCAGCGAAAGGCGATCAGCGACCACAGGGCGGCCTGCCTGGAGCGTCACAAAGCCTCCCAGCAGCTCGCCAGCTCGATCTTCTCGACGAGGGCGCGGCAAGGGTGCGGGTAGAGGCGGAAAGGCTGCTGAAGGCCAATCCAGAGCTTGAGCAGGCGGCGCGGCAGATGCTGAACAGGATGATGAGGAAGTGACCACGGCAATCAAGCGAGCAGTACCGACCGAGCACGCCGAGCAAGTGAACCTGGTTCGCTGGTTCGACCTGCAGCACAAGGCCCTGCGCGGCCGGCTGGTGGCGATTCCGAACGGAGGGGATCGTCACCCCGCGGTGGCGGCAAAGCTCAAGGCTGAGGGCGTCCGCAAGGGCTACCCGGATCTGCAGCTGCTGGTGCCGGCAAACGGCTATCACGGCCTGCTGATCGAGCTGAAGCGGGTGAAGGGCGGCAGGGTGGAGCCAGAGCAGGCCGATTGGCTCGACTGGCTCAACCAGCAAGGGTACATGGCCATCGTCTGCCGGGGGGCGGACGAGGCCAGGGAAGCAATCAAGGGATATTTGGGGGCGGCATGATCTATCAGAGCGTGATTTCGGCAGTGGTTCGGGCATTGGCGGCAGAAACGATCAACAGCGCTGGCGGGTGCGACTTCGACGCCAAGGTGCAACAGGCGCGCATTCCGGGCGAGATCAGCGGCAAGGAGGGCGCTTTCCTCGTCGACTGCATGGTGTTCGGGCGCCTGCACTCGCAGCTGACTTCCGCCAAGTGGGATGCCCTGGTGTCGAAGTACAGCACCCACGCCGACCGCAAGCGCGAAGCCGTGCTGCGCATGGCCAAGGCTGTCCAGTCGCCGGCCGGCAAGCGGTTCATCGAGTGCGCCGTCGTGACCTGGGCCTATCCGAAGCTTCCCGGGGCGGAAGGGAAGCGCTCGACCAGCGTCCTTCCGGCCGGATGGTACGAGATGGCGAATTGGGATGACGACGGGAAGCCAGAGTCGACCCTGCGCCGCTGGAGAGGCGGTATTCGCCGGGATCTGGAGCGCGAAGTGAGCGAGGCGCTTGAGGCTGCACAGGAGATTCTTGATATCGAGGAGCTGATCTGTAGTGAAGCTGCCTAGATTATTTGCAGAAAGCCATTGCAATCCACTGATCAACTGAGCGAATATATCTCCATCCTGTCGATCTTGCGCGTTGAGGATGGACAATCGAACACGAAGCCCGGAGCCAGCAATGGTTGCCGGGCTTTTTCATGGGCGCAATTTGGCTGCACAGGGATTCGCCATCCCACGCCCACCAATTCAGAGCCTCGCAGATGCGGGGCTTTTTCGTTTCTGGAGCCCGCATGACCGATCGAGCAATCGAGCAGGAGATACAAGCCAAGGGCCTGACAGCTCCCCGCATCACGCCGGCAGACCTTGAGGCCAACATCGACAGCGAGCACTACTTCACTGCGCGAGACGGTGTCGTCGGGGTTGAGCTGGATGCAGGTCTGATCGACGAGGCGAGCGGAGCCAATACACCACCCAGTCTTTCGCTGCTGACCTTCTGCGTCCTAGTGCTGAAGAACGGCTTCACCGTCACCGGTGAGTCGGCCTGTGCCAGCCCGGAGAACTTCGACGCCGAGATCGGTCGCAAGATCGCCCGGCAGAACGCTGTCGCCAAGGTCTGGCCGCTGATGGGCTACGAGCTGAAGCAGCGCCTGCACGAATCCAAGTAATCCACTTTCCGCCGGCCCCTGATCCCCATCCGGGATTCTCACCAGGACCAGCCGGCACCTACACCCGCAAGGACGCCAACATGCAGAGCGAGCACGCAGCTTTGTCCGACATGCCGCTCTGGCTGTTCATCGTCATCAGCATGGCCGGCATGTCCGGCGAGATGCTCAGGGCGTCCGGCTCAGACCTCACCGGCTGGGAGATCGCCAAGCGCGTCACGCTGCGCTTCGGTGCGTCCGGCTTCTTCGGAATGTCTGCGCTGCTGCTGAGCCTCGCTGCAGGTGGAAGCATCTACCTCGCCGGCGGCCTGGGCATTGGTATTGCCGTGCTGGGCGCTGATGTGGCTGGTGCGCTGTATACGCAGTGGCTGGCCAAGAAGGCGGGCATTGAGCAGAAGGCTGGGGAGTAACCCAAGGAGCACCGCATGACCAAGTACCAGATCCACTCCACTGGCGTCGTCCACGAGCTGGAGGCGTCTACCTACGTCCAGGACTCAAACGGACTGCGCTTCATCGGTACCGATGGCGTCACCCTGGCCATCTACAGCCAGTTCGACTGGATGCGCATCGCGCCGGTCGTAGCTGAGCCTGTCGCGTGATGCCATGGCGCTGACCGCGAAACAGGCCGCTTTCGTCGATGAGTACCTGAAGGACCTGAATGCCACGCAGGCGTGTATCAGAGCTGGCTACAGCGCCAAGACGGCAGACCGCATCGGCCCTGAGTTGCTTGGGAAAACCTGTGTCGCTGCAGCTATCCGCGCTGCCCAGGCCGAAAGGTCGCAGCGCGTGAAGGTCGACGCCGACTACGTGCTCAACCGCCTGGCCGAGATTGACCAGCTCGACGTGGTGGACATCCTCGACGGCGCTGGAAACTTCCTGCCGGTCGCGCAGTGGCCGAAGCCTTGGCGACTGACCATCAGCGGCCTGGATGTGCAGGAACTGATGAGCGGCGACACCGCATCCATTATTCGCAAGATCAAGTGGCCGGACAAGCTTCGCAACCTGGAGCTGATCGGCAAGCACGTTGGCGTCAATGCCTTCCGCGAACAGCTAGAGGTCAACGTCAATGTCTCGCTCGCCGACCGCATCGCCAAGGCCCGCGAGCGCGCCAAGCGCGGAGACTGACGACCTCGAGGCGCAGCTGGTCGACGACATCGGCAGCTTTACGCACGACCCCTATGGATACGCGCTGTATGCCTATCCGTGGGGCGAGGGCGAGCTGAAGGGCGTCGATGGGCCGCGCGACTGGCAGCGCGACGTGATGAACGACATCGGTGGACACCTGAGCGACCCTGAGACCCGCCACCAGCCGCTGATGATTGCAGTGGCCTCCGGTCACGGCATCGGCAAGTCAGCGGCGATCAGCATGATCATCGACTGGGCGATGTCGACATGTGACGACTGCAAGGTGGTGGTGACGGCCAACACCGAGAACCAGCTGCGCACCAAGACGTGGCCGGAAGTCAGCAAGTGGCGCCGTCTGTCCATCGTCAGCCACTGGTTCACGACGACGGCCACGGCCATCGCCGCCAACGACGCCGAGCACTCGCGCAGCTGGCGCGCCGACGCCGTGCCGTGGAGCGAGAACAACACCGAGGCATTTGCCGGTCTGCACAACAAGGGCAAGCGGATCGTCCTGATCTTTGACGAGGCGTCGAACATCGCCGACAAGGTGTGGGAGGTTGCTGAGGGCGCGCTGACCGACGAAGACACCGAGATCATCTGGATAGCGTTCGGCAACCCGACCCGCAACGTCGGCCGCTTCCGCGAGTGCTTCACCCGCTACAAGCACCGCTGGAACGCCAGGCAGGTCGACAGCCGAACAGTGGACGGCACCAACAAGCAGCAGATTGCCAAGTGGGCCGCCGACTACGGCGAAGACTCCGACTTCTTCCGCGTCCGCGTCCGCGGCATGTTCCCGAGGGCATCGAGCTTGCAGCTGATCCCGACTGACTGGGTGGCCGAGGCCATCCGGCGCGAGGCCGTCCACGGCCTGTCCGATGCGCTGGTGTGCGGCATCGACATTGCCCGCGGCGGCGACGACGACAACGTGATCCGCTTCCGTCGCGGCCTGGACGCCAGATCAATCCCCAAGATCAAGATTCCCGGCAGCGAGACGCGCGACACCACGCTGTTCATCGCCAAGGTGTGCACCGTGGTGCAGGAGCATCGACCTGACGCTGTGTTCGTCGACTCCACCGGCGTTGGCGGCCCTGTGGCTGACCAGCTGCGCCGCCTGATGCCGGGAATCGCGATCATCGACATCAACTTCGCCAGCGCATCGCCTGACGCCCACTACGCGAACATGCGCACCTACATGTGGTGGCGCCTGCGCGAGAGCCTGCGTGCCGGTCTGGCCATCGATGACGACCCGCTGCTCGAGGCTGAACTGACCTCACCCGAGTACGGGCACAACCAGCGCGACCAGATCGCCCTGGAGAAGAAGGACGACATCAAGAAGCGCCTCGGCATCTCGCCGGACGACGCCGACGCACTGGCGCTGACCTTCGCCTTCCCGGTGATGAAGTCCAACCACACGCATGATCAAGGCTCGGCACTGCTGAGCGAATACGACCCCTTCAGGAGCTGACCATGTGCAGCAAAAAGATTTTCAAGGCCGGCCCGCTGGGCAAGGCGCTGGGCCTGGACGACATGTTCAACGCGCCCGAAGCCCCCAAGGCGCCGCCACCGGCTCCCGACGCACCGACCGCGGCCGACGCCTCGGTCCAGCAGGCCCGCGATGACGAGCGCCGCCGCCGTGCCGCTGCCGCTGGCCAGCAATCGACCATCCTGACCGGCGCCACCGGCCTGACCACGCCGGCCGCGACCGGTCAAAAGACCCTCCTCGGAAGCTGACGACCATGGCTGACTCCCTCCGGCAGACCCTCGACCGGAGGCTGTCTGCCCTGCGCAACGAACGGGACAAGGGCTGGCTGCCGCTATGGCGCGACCTGTCCGACCACATGGCGCCGGACATGGGCCGCTGGAGCCTGAGCGACGTCAACGACGGCAAGCGCCGCGACCAGATGATCATCAACAGCACCGCACGGTCGGCGCTGAAGGTGCTGACCTCCGGCATGTTCTCCGGGATGACCAGCCCGAGCCGGCCGTGGTTCAAGCTGACCACGCCGGACAGTGCCCTGATGGAGTTCGGGCCGGTCAAGACCTGGCTGCACCAGGCCGAACTGGCCATGCAGGACGTGTTCGCCCGGTCCAACCTGTACAACGTGCTGCCCACGCTCTATGGAGAGATGGGCGCCTTCGGCACCGGCGCAATGATCGTCATGCCGGATCAGGACGAGTTCCTGCGCTGCTACAACTTCACCGCAGGCAGCTACATGGCGGCGACCAGCTCACGCCAGCAGGTCGACTCGCTGTACCGCGAATTTAGAATGACGGCCCGGCAGATGGCCCAGCAGTTCGGCCAGAAGGCCATGAGCAGCACCGCCGTATCACTGCTGTCGAGCAACCCGGACGCCTGGGTCGACGTGGTCCACGCCATCGAGCCGAACGACCAGCGCGACGCCCAGCGCCCCGACAACCAGAACATGCCGTTCCGCTCGGTGTACTGGGAGCGTGGCGGCGACAGCGACAAGATCCTGCGCCAGTCCGGCTTCCAGTCGTCGCCGATGATGGTGCCGCGCTGGGACGTCAACGGCGAGAACATCTACGGCCACGGGCCTGGTTCGGTCGCCATCGGCGACACCAAGGCGCTGCAGCTGATGGAGAAGCGCAAGGCGCAGATGCTCGAGAAGTTGGTCAACCCGCCGATGGGTGCGCCTGGCTCGCTGCGTGGCCAGCGTGCGTCGATCCTGCCGGGCGACATCACCTACGTGGATTCGGCCAACGTCGGCCAGAAGTTCGAGCCGCTGTATCAGATCCAGCCGGCTGCCTACTCCGCGCTGCGCGAGGAGATCCGCGCCCACGAGGACCGCATCAACTCGGCGTTCTTCGTCGACCTGTTCCTGATGATCAGCAGCATGGACGACGTGCGCACCGCGACCGAGATCGCCGCGCGCAAAGAGGAAAAAATGCTGATGCTCGGCCCGGTACTCGAGCGCATGAACGACGAGCTGCTGGATCCGCTGATCGACCGCGTGTTCGGTCTGATGCTCGAACAGTCGTCGCCGCGCTGGGCCGGGCTGCTGCCGGGCGCTCCGCTGCTGCCGCCGCCTCCCGAGGAACTGGCCGGCATGGACCTCAAGGTCGAGTACGTCAGCGTGCTGGCTCAGGCGCAAAAGGCGCTTGGCGTGGCTGGCATCGAGCGTGCCGTCGGTTTCGCCGGCAATCTGGCCGGCATCTATCCGGACATCGTGGATAAGGTCGACTTCGACCAGGCCGTCGACGAGTACGCAACCATGCTCGGCATCCCGCCGACGTTGATCCGCTCCGACGATCAGGTCGCGCAGATTCGCCAGCAGCGCGCCGAGGCCATGCAGCAGCAGCAAGCCATGGAGCAGTCCATGCAGATGATGCAGGGCGCCAAGCTGCTGTCCGAGACCGACACCGGGGGAGACAACGCCCTGACCGCCATCACAGGCCCGTAAATGACCAACGCAAGCGATGAGCGCGCCCTTGAGCGCAAGGAGCGCGAGGACAAGCTCGCCCAGCGCCAGGAGATCAGCGACTTCCTGTGGCTGATGAATGCGCCGCAGGGCAGGCGCTTCGTGTGGCGCCTGATGGCCAGGGCCAACGTGTTCGGCGCCGTGTTCAACACCCACGGCGGCGTGATGAATTTCAACGAGGGCCGGCGCGACTCCGGCCTGTTCCTGCTGGGTGAGATCGACCGGCTGTGTCCCGAGCTGTTCGCCGTGATGGCCGCCGAGAACGCCCGCCAACGAGATGAGAACCAAACCGATGACTGATTCGACGCAAGCCGCTGCCGCCCCGGAAACCACCACCAGCGCAGCCGAGCCCGTTCAGTCCGACGCCGTGGTCGCTCCTGCTGCAGAGGCGCAAGCCCCTGCCGCCGAGGTGCCCGCGGACGCCGGCCAGCCTGTGGAATACGCCGACTTCAGCGTGCCGGAAGGCCTTGAGATCGACGCCGACGTGCTGGGCTCCTTCAAGGGGATCGCCAAAGAGCTTGGCATCCCCCAGGAGGCCGCACAGAAGCTGATCGACCTGCAGGCAGGACTGGTGCAGAAGCAGGCCGAAGCCAACCAGGCGGCGCTGGCGGAACAGGCGCAGCAGTGGGAAGCCGCTGTGAAGGCCGACAAGGAGATCGGCGGCGAGCGATATGCGCAGACCGTCGAGACCGCCGTGAAGGCCATCGAGAAGTTCGGCTCCCCCGAGCTGCGCACCCTGCTGAACGAGTCCGGCATCGGTAATCACCCCGAGCTGGTCAAGTTCTGTCATCGCATCGGCCAGTCGCTTTCCGAGGACGGCCTGGTGATGGGCGGCACGCAAGCCCACAAAGAAATGTCCCTCGTCGACGCCTTCCGCTAGACGACCAATCAGTCATTAAGGAGCACTGCCCATGGGCATCCTCACCTCCACCATGCCGACGCTGCTGGACAAGTTCAGCCGCTCGGAGAAAGACGGCAAGATCGCCAAGATCGTCGAGCTGCTGGCCAAGCAGAACGACATCCTGCAGGACGCCGAGTATCAGGAGTGCAACGACGGCTCCAAGCACAAGACCACCATGCGTTCCGGCATTCCCGAGCCGGCCTGGCGCCTGTTCAACAAGGGCGTCCAGCCGAGCAAGTCGACCACCGTCCAGGTCATCGACACCACTGGCATGATGGAAGACTACGGCAAGGTGGACAAGGCGCTGGCCGACCTGTCCGGCAACGCCGACGCCTTCCGCGTGTCCGAGAACATGGCCAAGCTGCAGGGCTTCAACAACAAGACCGCGCGCTACATGTTCTACGGCAACACCGCCAGCGAGCCGGAAGCCTTCCTCGGTCTGGCGCCGCGCTACAACAGCCTGGCGGCCGAGTCGGGTGCCAACATCGTCGACGCCGGCGGCACCGGCTCCACCAACGCCTCGATCTGGTTCGTGACCTGGGGCGAGCTGTCCACTCACCTGCTGTACCCGAAGGGCTCGGTAGCCGGCTTCCAGCATCGCTTCCTCGGTGAAGACACCGTGACCGACGATGCTGGCGGCGAGTTCCAGGCCTACCGCGACCACTTCAAGTGGGACATCGGCATGTCCGTGCGCGACTGGCGTGCGAACGCGCGCATCGCCAACATCGACGTGACCGCGCTGACCAAGGACGCCGCCTCGGGTGCCGACCTGGTCGAGAAGATGATCGACGCCTACTACCGCCTGGATAACCCGATGCAGGGTGAAGGCCGCACCGTCATCTACTGCAACAAGACCATCCAGACCTTCCTGCACAAGCAGGCCATGAACGCCAAGAACATCAACCTGACCCTGGGCGAGTACGGCGGTCGCAAGATCCCGGAATTCCTCGGCATGCCGATCAAGCGCGTTGACGCCCTGCTCAACACCGAAGCCCGCGTGGTTTAAGGAGTAACAACATGCTTTTCGATGCCAAGCTGCTGATGTCGCGCGACCAGGCGATCACCGCCACCGCCGCGTCCACCGACTCCATCGATACCGGCAACAGCAAGGACTACGGCAAGGGCGGCAACGTCCCGCTGCTGGTCCAGGTGACTGCCGCCTTCAACAACCTGACCTCGCTGACCATCGACGTGCAGACCGATGCCGACTCGGCGTTCGGCTCGCCCGTCACCCTGCACAGCACCGTGGTGCCGCTGGCCAGCCTGGTTGCCGGCTACCAGCTGCCGGTGATCACCCTGGCGCAGAAGTGCGAGCGCTACCTGCGTGTGAACTACACCGTGACCGGCACCGCGCCGACCACCGGCAAGGTCACTGCGGGCATCGTCGCCGGGGTGCAGGGCAATGGCTAAGGCCTATCGCGTGCTCGAGCGCGCCTTCATCAACGGTCGGCTGTACGAGCCGGGCGAAGTGGTGGAACTCGAGATCGACAGCTCCGGCGCGCATCTCCAGGAGATCCCCGCCAAGCCGGAACCCAAGGGCAAGCGCGAGCTGCCCGACGCGTGACCATCGGCCCCTCCGGGGGCCGTTCTCTTTTCTGTCAGAGGTGAACCATGGTGCAAACCGTATCGCTGCCGCTCGGCACTGCCGCGGAGCCCAGCGCAGACATTCCGGTGGCCTCTGGCGCCGAAGCCGTGGTCGGTATCTATGCCGCGCCGGGCTCGAACATCAACGCCGCCGGTAGCTCCTACTTCTGCGACGTGGTGCTGGTCACTCCGGGCGAGCCCATTCGCGTGACGCGCCTAGATTCGTCGAAGCCGACCACCAAGGTTGCCGGCCCCGGCACCTTCCGCGTCCTGCGCTCGCCGGCGCTGGTCAGCATCGGCGTGTTCTCCGAGGTCTAACCCATGCCCAGCGTCGTGCAGATTTGCAACATCGCGCTGACCCGCATCGGCCAGAGCCAGCTGATCGCCTCGCTGAATGAGCAGAGCCTCGCCGCCCAGCTGTGCAGCCTGCACTACGAGGCCTGCCGCGACGAGCTGCTGCGCGACTTCCCGTGGCCGTTCGCCACCAGGCGCGTGACCCTGGCCGACATTGGCAGTCCACCGGATGGCTGGGCGTACCGCTACCGCTACCCGGTCGACTGCATCAGGGCGCAGCACGTCAGCCAGCCCGGCGTCCGCCAGCCGACCAGCGCCCAGCGGGTGCCGTTCGCCGTGGCGCATGCCGATGGCGGCCGGGCGATCCTCTGCGATCAGTCGCCGGCTGAGCTGGTCTATGTCGCCCGCGTGGAAGACACCACCTATTTCGATCCGCTGTTCGTCTCCGCGCTGGCCTGGCGGCTGGCGGCCGAGCTGGCGACCGGCCTGCAGGGCAATGCCAGCAACTACGCGGCGGCCTATCAGCAGTACCGCATGGTCGTCGACATGGCGCAGGCCAACGCCTTCGAGGAATCGGAGGAGGGCGTGCCGCCTGAATCCGAATTCATCACAGGACGCAACTGATGGGCACCAGCGTTATCCAGCCGAGTTTCGCCGCCGGCGAGCTGGCACCCTCACTGCAGGCGCGCGTCGACCTGGCGCGCTACCAGACCGGCCTCAAGCTGTGCCACAACTTCTTCGTGATGCCCTACGGCGGCGTGCGCAACCGCGCCGGCACCGTGTTCGTCCACGAGAGCAAGGCCAGCGGTGTCGCCCGTCTGATCCCGTTCGAGTTCAACGACGAGCAGACCTATGTGCTCGAGTTCGGCAACCTTTACATGCGCGTCTACAAGGACGGCGGCATCGTCGAGGCAAGCCCTGGCGTGCCCTACGAGATCGCCACGCCCTACGCAGCTACGCAGCTGTTCGAACTCAACTACACGCAGTCGGCCGACGTGCTGACCATCGTCCATCCGGCGCATGCCCCGCGGTCTCTTTCGCGCCTGGATCATGACGACTGGACGCTGAGCACGATCAGCTTCGTGCCGTCGACCAGTGCTCCGGCTGGACTGTCGGCTAGCGCGCGCACCGGCGGCAGCGGGGCGACCACCAGTTACCGCTACGTGGTCACTGCCGTTGTGGACAACGAGGTTCCTGACGAGAGTCTGCCATCGGCATCGGCCGCCGTCGCCAGCTGGGACAGCCTGCCGGGCGGGGTGCTGACCTGGACTGCCGTCGCCGGCGCCGACTACTACAACGTGTACAAGGACAACGCCGGATCAGGGATCTATGGCTACATCGGCCGCGCCTCGACCAACACCTTCACCGACATCAACATCGCCGCCACCAAGACTGACACGCCGCCGAACGCGGCCAATCCGTTCGCTGGCGCCGGCAACTATCCAGGCGCCGTGGGCTACTACCAGCAGCGCCTGTGCTTCGCCGGCAGCGACAACGGCCCGCAGACCGTGTGGATGAGCAAGACCGGCAACTTCCACAACTTCGGCTATGCCACCCCGACCAAGGACGACGACGCGGTCACCATGACCATCGCCTCGCGCCAGGTGCATCGCTTCCGCCACCTGCTGCCGCTGCGCCAGCTGCTCGGCCTGACCTCTGGCGGCGAGTGGGTGATCGAGGGCTCGGAAGCCGGGCTGACGCCCAAGAGCGTGCGCGCCAACGTGCAGAGCTACAACGGCTGCGCCAAGATTCCCCCCATCGTGGTCAACGACTCGGCGATCTACGTGCAGGCGCGCGGCGCCGGCGTGGCATCGCTGGCCTACACCTTCGAGAGCGACGGATTCAGCGGCGACGACCTGACCAAGTTCGCGCCGCACCTGTTCCGCGGCTACCAGATCGTGGATTGGGCCTTCCAGCAGGCGCCGGATCGGCTGGTGTGGTGCGTGCGCAACGACGGCGCGCTGCTGGGCATGACCTTCCTGCCTGAAGAACAGCTGATCGCCTGGCACCGCCACAGCACCGACGGCTTCGTCGAATCGGTGGCCAGCGTGGCCGAGGGTGACGAGGACGCGCTCTATCTGCTGGTGCGCCGCACCATCGGCGGCGCCACCATGCGCTATGTCGAACGCATGGCCTCGCGGCGTATCACCGGCATGGAGGATGCCTACTTCGTCGACTGCGGCCTGACCTACGACGGGCGCAACACCAGCGACAGCGCGCTGCTGACGTTGAGCGGCGGTTCCAGCTGGCTGCACCCGGAGGTCGTGACCCTTACCGCCAGCGGGCATGCTCCGTTCTCTTCCGGTAGCGTTGGCAATCGCTACCGCCTGCGCGCCGGCAGTGACCTGGTGCGCATTGAGGTTACGGGCTACGACTCATCCAGCAGGGTGTCCGTCAAGCTTCTGGAGGCGTGTCCGGCATCGCTGCGCGGCACGGCCGTGGCTGACTGGGCGCTTCTGGCGGGCTCGCTTTCGGGCCTTAGCCATCTGGAAGGAAAGTCCGTGGCGGTACTGGCCGATGGCGACGTGCACCCCCCGCGCACCGTGGCGGGTGGCTCGATCAGCCTGCAGTCGCCGGCGGCCGTGGCGCATGTCGGACTGCCCTATACCGCCGAACTGGAGACGCTAGAGATCGACTTCCCCGGACAGGAAACCGTGCTCGACAAGCGCAAGGCGATCCACTCGATCACGGCCGTACTGGAGGACTCGCGCAACTTCTGGGCTGGCCGCGACTCCACCCACCTGTACGAGCAGAAAGCCCCCTACCGGGTGAACTACAACGACCCGCTGGCGCTTCAATCTGGCGTCAGCGAGCTGAAGATCAGCACGCAATGGGATGAGGCCGGGCGGATCTACCTGCGCCAGCCTGACCCGCTGCCGCTGACCGTGCTGGCGCTGATTCCCGAGGTGACGATCAGTGGCAAGGGCTGAGGTGCTGCCGATCCACGAGAGCGATGTCGAGGCCGTGGCGGCCATCGTGCGCCAGGCCGACCGCGACGAGATCGAGGAGGCGCTGCAGGTGCCGATAGCCCAGGCGATCCGCGACGGCATGGACGGCCACAAGGCCAGCAAGATCGTCGTGGATGGCGACGTGGTAGCGGTGTTTGGCGATGCTCCGCACTCCGAGGGTATCGGCGTGCCGTGGCTGATCAGCACCGTGCACGTCGAGCGCCACCCGCGCGCCTTCCTCGATGTGTGCCGGCCCGAGGTCGCCGAGATGCTGACCCGCAGCCCGCTGCTGACCAACTTCGTCGACGCGCGCAACACCGTGGCGATTCGCTGGCTGCAGTGGCTCGGCTTCACCTTCGAGCCTCCGGCGCCCTACGGCCCGCTGGGCCTGCCGTTCCGTCAATTCTGGATGAGAGGTGCCCATGTGCATCAGTAACGTAGTCGGCGCCGTCCAAAGCTATGAGCAGGGCAAGTACCTGAACAAGGTGGCCAAGGTCAACGCCGGGATCTCCGAACGCGCCGGGCGCGACGCGGTGAAGCGCGGCAACATCGACGCCGACGAGCAACGCCAGCAGACCGGCCAGGTGCTCGGCGCCCAGCGTGCCGCCTTCGCCGCCAACGGCGTGGACGTCAACAGCGGATCTGCCGGCCAGGTGCAGAACGACACCGCCGCGCTCGGCGAGCTGGACGCGCTGACCCTGGTCAACAATGCCGCCCGCGAGGCCTACGGCTATCAGGTGCAAGCGATTGACCAGCGGCAGCAGGGCAAGCTGGCCAAGTACCAGGGCAAGATGGACGCCATCGGCTCCATTCTCGGCGGCGCTGAAAAGGCCGCCTCCATGGGCATGTTCGGCAAGGGGAAAAAGTGATGGCACGGATTCCCGATTACTCCAGCCGCCAGGTGCGCGTGGCGCCGATCGGCGATGCCGGCTTCAGCATGCGCGCCCCGGACGCCTCCGGGCTGGTGCGCGGCATGGCCCAGGTCGAAGACTTCGCCATCCGCCGAGCAGAAGAAGAGCGCGAGAAGGCCGACACCGCCGCAGTGATGGATGCTGACAGGCAGCTCACCGACTGGCAGCTCGACACGCTATTCAACCCGGAGAAGGGCGTATACACCAAGAAGGGCGCCAACGCGCTCGACGTGACCAACGGCACTATTGGCCAGTTCGACGAGACGCAGCGAAAGATAGGCGAAGGCCTCAAGACGGAAAGCCAGCGATCGCGCTTTAAAGAGATCGTGACGCGGCGCCGGCAGTCGCTGGGGGCCGACCTCAACCGCTACGAGTTCGGCGAGCGCCAGAGCTACTACGACGACGTGGATCGCGGACAGCTGGAAACCTCCATGCAGGGGGCGGCCCTCCACTACAATGACCCCGACAAGATCGCCTACTACCAGAGCAAAATGGCCGCCGTTCTGCAGTCGCAGGCCCAACGCAAGGGCCTTCCGGCCGAAATGGCGCAGGCGCAATTGCTCAAGGCCAATAGCGGCATGTCCACTGCTGTCATCTCCCGCATGACCAGCGACGACCCGTATCGGGCGCGCGAGTATTTCAAGGCGGCCCAGGGCAACATGACGGCCGAAGATCAGGTGCAGATGAGCAACCTGATCGAGCGGGAGATCAAGAGCCGCGAAATCGAGGCTCGCCAGGCTCAGGCGATTTACCGTGCTGAGCTGTCATCGCGCGTATCAGATGCCACGGCGGCATACCTGTCCGGGTTCGACTACGACAGCCCGCCATCGCAGGCCGAGTTCGTCGCGTCCTACGGCGCCGAAGAGGGTCAGCAGCGGTTTCAGCAGTTCCAGAAATCTCAGGGGCTTGGCGCGGCAATCCGCGACCTGGCAACCGCAGATCCCGAGCAGCGCGCCCAGTTGCTCGAGCAGTTCAATCCGGTCGCTGGGGGAACCGCCTCCGCCGGGTTTCAGCAGGACGCCAAGCTGTACGGAGTGCTGGTCAACGCAGCATCGCGGCTCGGCAAGGAGCTGCAGGGCGATCCGGCATCCTACGTCGCCAGCAGATCGCCTGACGTGCAGCGGGCGGCGCAAGGGCTCGGCAGTGGAGAGCCGGCGGCGGCAGAAGCATACGCGGTGGCCACCATCGCCGAGCAGCGCCGCCTGGGAGTTGCCGAGCCGAAGCTGCTAACAGACCAGCAGGCTGCCGGCATTGCGGCAGGTTTCGCGCGAACCGAGGACGGAGGCAGCAACGCGGCCGACATGATGCAGCAGCTGCAGGCGCAGTGGGGCAAGCATTGGCCGTCCGTGTTCAAGCAGCTGCAGGGCAAGTTGCCAGGCGCGGCGATGGTCATCGGCACAGGCGTTGATCCGCAGACCGCATCGACCCTTGCGCGAATCGCGCCACTCAAGACCGAGGAGCTGAAAGCCGGCCTGCCCAGCAGCGACACCAAGGCAGCAAAGGACGCACTGGGCGAGAGCATGGCTGAGTTCCGCGCCACGCTGTCTGGCCAGGTTGGCGGAGAGCGCACCTTCGCCACGCTGTACAGCGAGATGGAGCGCCTTTCCTATGCCTACATGGGGCAAGGCAAGAGCGCATCAGAGGCCGCCGAGCAGGCCTATAAGGCAGTCATCGACGACCGCTATACCCTGAAGGGGACGTGGCGGGCGCCGAAGGAATACGATGCCGACCTTATCGAGGCAGGAGCTGAGCGCGTAGCGCGCAAGATCGACCCCGGCGAGCTGTCCTTTGCCGTTCCGCAGGGTGTCAGCGAGGACTTCGCGAAAGGCCGCGTCAAGGCGGCCATTGAGCGCGACGGCTACTGGGTGACGCTGCCTGATGAGTCAGGCCTGGCGCTTTACTACGGCGGCGAGGCGGTGCTCAGCACGTCGGGCGGCCCTGTTGTGCGCAGCTGGGACGATCTGGTGGGCGAATCCGTGCTGGCGCCCGGCAAAAACTCGTTTGAACTACGCCGCAGCGGGGGCAACTGATGCCTATCATCACCGAAGGCCTGATCGTCAGGCGCGACAGAAACCTGCTTGATGACGTCGTGACCGGACAGGCCGACGCGGCGGAAGCGGCGTTTGACCAGTCGTGGTTCGAGAACCCGCTGTCTGCCGTCAATCGCATCCAGGAGCTAGGCGCGGCTGCCGAGGGTGAGGTTATCCGCCCGGGCGGGACCATGATGGGGCGCACGCGCGAGACGCTGCGCGCCCCGCCGACCACGCCGCTGGTGACGGCCGACGAAGCGCGGGCTCGCGTCAAGGAGGCAGGGCTTGACCTGACCATTGAGGATTCCGGCATCCGCGAGGGGGCGCTGGAAATCCTGATGGAGCGCAAGCGCGAGGAGAACGAGCGCCAATTCGTCCTGCAGAATGCGCCGGGCTCGACCGTCCCCATTCAGCTGCTGGCCGGCTTCGCTGCGTCGGCCGTCGACCCGATCAACCTGGCGTCCGCCTTCATTCCGATTGTGGGAGAGGCGCGCTATGCCGGCATGCTGGCCAAGGCCGGCAGTCGTGCGGCTCGCTTCGGTGTGCGGGCGCGTGTCGGGGCGCTGGAGGGGGCTGCCGGCGCGGCGCTTCTGGAGCCGCTGACCCTGTACGCATCTGCCCAGGATCAGTCCGACTACGACATAACCGACAGCTTGATGAACGTCGCCTTCGGTACCGTGCTGGGAGGCGGCCTGCACAGCGTCGGCGGTATGGTTTCCGACATGCGCCGCAGCAGGCTGAGGGCGGAAGTTCAGGAGGCAACCGAGCTGCTGTCAGCGGTGGCCGTGGAGCCGATTCAGGCGCCGGCGGCTTCCCGCAGCCAATTGGCCAATGCCATGGCTCGCGCCGATGACGACCCGCTCGCCGCGTTGCGTGTTTCGCTTGAGCGCGGGCTTGCGGACGACCGTGCCGCGCTAGTTGTCGGCGCCGGGCGGCAGGCGGCCGACGAGCTGACTCCGGCCATCCGCGCCGAACTGGAGGCGGCGGCAGGCGGAAAGGCTGCTGACGTGCGCGGGCTGCGCGCAGAGCAGGCATCCCTACAGCGCTCGCTAGATTCGCTGGGCGACACCTACCGGGATCGCGCCAAGGAATTCCAGGGCCAGCGCATGACTCGTAAGCAGGCCGAGCGCGCTGCGCGTGACGCCATCGCCCAAGAGCGTGCGCAGCTTGGCCAGCGGCAGAAGGCGATCGCCAATGCGCTGGACGCGAACCGGCAGGCCGAGTTCGCCCGGGCGGATCTTGCATCCCTGCGCCGCGGCGAGATTCCAGAGCGCTATCGTCCGCGCATAGACGAGCGCGCGAGGCAGATCGCTGACGGCTTCGAGCTGCGCGATACCGCCCGCATGCGCGCTGAGAATGCGCCGTGGCAGGTGCGGGAAAGCGCGCTGCGCACAGCGGTCGCGCAGGCCGTGACCGGGCGCCAGGTTGACGTTGAAGCCATCTTTGACCTGGCTGACCCGGCGAAGCGCGCCGACGCCGCGGAAAGAATCAAGCGGCCTGCGGCTCAGATGGCAGATGCCGAGGCCGAGCAGGCCAGCCGCGCCGCCGAAGATGCTATGTCTCTTCCGGACGCCGAAGAGCTTGACGGCGCCGAAAGGCTGCTCGCCGATGAGCAGGCGTTGACGGACGAGGTGGCGGCGCAGGCCGGCATGGATATCTCGCCATTCACGCGCGCCGCCGACGAGTTTATGGAAGACGCCGAAGTCTACGCCGCCGCCTACCGCGCCGCGGCAATTTGCCAGCTGAGGAACTAATGGCCGCACAAGACTGCATTGATACGGTTCAGGCTGCCGCCAAAGCGGCAGGCCGCGAGCTGAGCATTGAGGAGATGATCGAACTGCAGACCGACCTGCGCGCGCGCATTCGAGATTTGCAGGCGGCGGACGGCATGCTTGGCCTGGAGGATGCTGCGCTGAAGGCGGCGGACGAACTGGGCAATCAGGTGAAGCTGGCAGCGGTGATCGAGAAGCGCAACGCGCTGCTGAATGCGCGCCGGCGCGCCGAGCTGGTCGGCTACATCCGTGGCACTTGGTCGGATCGCCCAGACCTCGGCCTCGAGTCTTTCCTTGTCGGCACCAACGTCTCTCGCCCAGGCGCCCGCCGATCTGTGGCGGCCGAGCAGAAGCAGTTGTCTCAGGCCTACATAGCCGGATTCCTCAATGACATTGAGCGGGAAGGGCTGCTGCCGTTCTTGACCCGCGGCGATCTGGACGATGACATCGCCGACGCGCTTTGGCGCCTTGGCACGGATCGCCCGCTTGACGGCATTGGCCAGCAGGCGCAGGCCATCGCCAAGGTCATGCAGAAATACCAGGATGCGAGCCGCATCGACGCCAACCGCACCGGCGCGTTCATTCGCAAGCTGCCTGGCTACGTGGTGCGCCAGTCACACGACCCGTACAAGATTGAGCGTGCCGGCTTTCAGCAATGGCGCGACGACATTCTGCCGCTGCTGGACGAGCGCACCTTTGACGCAGGCGACCGCGACGGCTTTCTGCTGGCAACTTACAACGGCCTTGTCTCTGGCGTACACCTCAAGGCGAACAAGCCTGCCGAGGCCTCCGGCTTCAAGGGGCCGCGAAACCTCGCCAATAAGGTCAGCGCCGAGCGCGTCCTGCACTTCAAGGATGGCTTGGCCTGGAACCAGTACAACAAGGCCTATGGCACCGGATCGCTTCGCGAGGCATTCCTCGGCGGCCTGGACCGCGCAGGAGAAAGCACCGGCCTGATGCGTCGTCTTGGCACCAACCCGGAATCCAACTGGGAGGCCGCGCTTGACGAGCTAATGACCGACTTCAAGGCCGACCCTGAAAAGTTGAGGCAGTTCCAAGCGGACCGCAGGGGGCTGCTGAAGACTCGGTTTTCCGAGATCGACGGAACCGCCCGGATTGCTGTCAATCAGGTCGGTGCGCGCGTTGCTGCCAACCTGCGCGCGTGGCAATCCATGGCCAAGCTGGGCGGCGCGGTCGTTTCGGCAATCACCGATCTTCCGGTGGCGGCAAGCGAGCTGCGCTACCAGGGCCGCGGCATGCTGTCGTCCATGGGGGATCTGTTCAGCGGCCTGTTGTCTGGTCGCAAGACGGACGAGCAGCGCGAAATTTTGTCCACGCTGGGGGTATTCTTCGACAACGTGCGCGGCGATGTCGTGAGCAAGTTCAGCGCCGACGACACGCTCGGCGGCAAGATGAGCCGGGCGCAGCAGCTGTTCTTCAAGCTCAACGGCCTGACGTGGTGGACCGACACCATGCGCTCTACTGCGGCGCTGATGATGAGCCACCATCTTGCCTACAATCGCTCGCTCGACTGGGATCAGATGAATCCCGATCTGCAGCGCACGCTGGAGCTATTCGGCGTCGACTCCGGCCGATGGGATCTGCTGCGGCACTCCGCCACCCGCGAGGCGGACGGCCGCGAGTACATGACGACCCAGGGGGTTGACGGAATTCCGGATGGCGACCTGTCCAGCTACCTGGAGGGGCAGGGTCGCACCGTGAATGATGCTGCGCTGGACGAGTTGCGCGAGGAGTTGCGGGGCCAGCTGCGCAGCTACATCACCGACCGGGCGAGCTACGCCGTCATCGAGCCGGACGCCCGCACTCGAGCCATGATGCGCCGCGGCACCCAGCCGGGAACAGTCGCCGGCGAGCTGCTGCGCTTCATTGGTCAGTTCAAGGCCTTCCCGGTGGCCGTGCTGCAGAAGTCAATTGGCCGCGAGCTGTACGGACGAGGCTATGCGCCTGGCGCCTACGGTGCCGGGTTTCGTCCAGGCCGAGAGATTGTCCAGGCGCTGCGCAGTGGTCGCGGCGAGAAAGCCGGATTTGCCCAGCTGCTGCTGTGGACGACGATCTTCGGCTATGGCGCGATGACCGCCAAGGACTTGCTGAAGGGTCGCGAACCGCGCGACCCCACCGACGCCAAGACGATGGTGGCAGCCATGCTGCAGGGTGGCGCAATGGGCCTGTACGGTGACTTCCTGTTCGGCGAGGCCAACCGCTTCGGCGGAGGGCTAACCCAGTCGCTATCCGGTCCGACGCTGGGACTGATCGACGGCGGGCACGACCTATTCACCCGCATGCGCGACGGCGACGACGCGGCGGCGGCATCGTTCCGCTTCGCCATCCAGAACACGCCATTCGCCAACCTGTTTTACACTCGTGCCGCCATGGACTATCTGTTTCTGTACAGCGTTCAGGAGGCGATGAACCCTGGCGCGTTGCGCAGGATGGAAAGGCGGGCCGAAAAGGAGAACAATCAGCAGTTCCTGATCAAACCGTCTCAGACCTATCTGGACCCACTTGGAATTGCGAGGTAAGGATGCGAGTTTTCTTGGCTGGAATCGCCATGGTATTGGCTGGGTGCGCCAATCAGCGGGCGCCATCGATAAGCGATGACGAGCTCAAGGCAGCAGGCGCGGCGCACGTCGACTGCGTATTCGATAGCGCTGAGCGATTCTATTCTGACGAGGCCGACCCAGAGCACATAGCCACGGCCGCTATTGGCGCCTGCACTGATCAAGAGCAGCGTTATTTCTACATGGCCAGGGACAGCATGATCGAGCGTGCCGGAGGAAGCCTGCGATCCATGCAGCTGGCCGACGCCTCGATTGAGCGGCAAAGGCTGCATCGCGAGGAAGCTATGCGCGGACGTCTGATCGGAATGATTCTGGAGCTCCGAGCGAGCGATGGCCGGTGAAGACGCTGCAGGCGGTCTGCATCGTGGTTGCGCTGCCGCTGCTGGTTGTCTGGCTGTTTGCCATGCCGTTTCCGGTCGAGCACCGTGTATATGCAGCGGTTGTCGCATTCTTCCCGTCGACCTTCGTGTCTATTTCTATTGCCTCCGAGGTGGCTGATGGGCGTATCAGCAGCCTTAGGGATGCCTATGCCGCGGTCGTGGATGGCGGTAATGCATTCCTGCTTTGGACTGCCTGCATGTCCGTCATCTTCGTCTGTATAGGCCTCATGCTGATTGCTCTATAGCTGCGACAGCCCCGAAACACACAAACCCCGCTCCGGCGGGGTTTTTTATTGCCTCGAAAAAAGGACGGCCCATGACGGTCCAGACCAGTACCAGCACGGCGAGCTTCGCCGGCAACGGCGTGACAACCATCTTCCCAGTCGGATTCAAATTCAACTCGGCGGGCGACTTGGTTGTGTCGCTGATCGACGACGCCACTGCCGGCGTGCTGCCGCTGACCATTAACTCTCAGTACACCGTGAGCGGCTCGGGTGGCGAGGCCGGCGGCAGCGTGACGCTGATCACCCCGCCCGAGACAGGTCAGACGCTAAGCGTGCGTCGGGTTGTTGATCTCCTGCAGCTGACCGACCTGCGCAACCAGGGAAAGTTCTTCGCGGAAGTGCACGAAGACGCCCTTGACCTGCTGACCATGATCGACCAGCAGCAGCAGGACGAGCTTGATGTAATGGGGGGGGTCGTTGCTGAGGCGGCTGCTACGGCAGCAGAGATGGTCGCCCGCCAGGAATCCTTCGAGGTGTCGTCTGGCTACGTCGACCTTGGCGCCTACGCTGGTGGCCTGACCTTGACCGCGCTGAATCAGGTGCTCTCGTACTCCGGCGAGCTGTACCGTGCCTCAGCCTCTGCCGTGCTGCCGCTGACCATGAGCGGCGTGTGGGCGACTGACTCGGCTTCGCTGGTTGCGGTAGGCGATGCCGTGCTGCGTCAGGATCTGGGAGCCTCTGGCGACCCGTTGCGCGGGGCATCCATGGTCGCCTTCAGCCGCAACGCGATCACATCGGCCATCACCAGTGTTCGCGGCATGCTGTCCGCGCAGGAATTCAGCCTGTGGGAGTTCGCCGGCGAGATCACCGACAAGCCCGCCCTCAACGACCACACCACATGGGACTGGGCGCCCGCGGTGACGGCAGCCATCCAGGCCCCGAGCGCGGTGGGCCATACAATCCGTGTGCACGAGGGCTGCCAGATCAAGTCCACCGTTGTCGTTGACAGGTCGGTGCGTTTTGTCGGATCGCCGTACAAGTATGTCAAGAGTTCGTTTTTCACGCTCAACGAGACAATCGGCGTGATGTTCGACGTGCAGGCGCACTATGTGTCATTTGGCGATGACGTGTTCATCGAGGGTCCCGGAAAGACATCGTCCGTGACCGGCATTCGTGTAGGTGACGGCCTGGTCAACTGGGATATGTTCACCATGTCGCGCAACGCCACCGTGTTCAAGTGCGGCGTCGGGGTAGAGATCAACACCCAGAACTGGGAGATTGGTTCTTCGTCGGGCGCTAGCACCTGCAACGTGGGCTTCAAGCTCGGCGGCCTGGCCGCGTCCAACGACCGCCGTAATGGCTACTTCAACTCCGCGCGCGCCCACTCATGCGGAACGGCTATCCAGCTGACCCAGCAGTGGCAGGCTCTGGCGATTGTGGGTTGCGACATAAGCTCATGCTCGATTGGCATCAGCGGCGCCCTGGTGCGCAGCGTTATCGGTAATAACGTGTTTTTCAATGGCCTCGGGACGGACATCAACCTGACGGCAGCCCAGAGCGTCGCCATTGTTGGGAACCAGATCAACGGCGATACCGTCACGACGAACTACGGGCACGGCATTGCGGTCACTGGCAGCTATGTGACGATCAGCGGCAATGCGATCTCCAACAAGGGCGGTCACGGCATCTTTGCCACCACTGCCACCTCGTCGATCTGTGGCAATACCGTGGTCGATTCTGACTTCTTCAACTCGCTGGCCTTTTCCGGGATCAAGGTCAAAGGGGCGGGGAATATCACCTCCGGCAACGTTTCGAGAACTTCCAGCGGCGGCGCGACCAGGCAGCTTTACGGGATCGAATACGGCGAAGCAACCGACAGTATTGCCTGCGGAAACTACGTGCAGGGCAACAAGACTGCCGGCATTCTGCCCGGAACAGGCAACAAGATTTACGGGAACTCCGGCTATGCGACCGAGAACAAGGGGACGGCAAGCATTGCCCCAGGGTCGACATCGGTCGTTGTTACGCACGGGCTCTCGTTCACGCCGACAGCGGCAGATATCAGCATTGTGGCCACTAACTCGACCAACGCGGCAAAGTGGTGGATTTCCAATATCACAGCCACTCAGTTCACCATCAACGTCAACGTTGACCCGTCGACCGGGACGCAGTTCTTCGGGTGGAATGCCCGATAACTATCCGCGAGTACAAGCCCGCCGCTGAGCGGGCTTTCTTATTCTGGAGCCACAATGATCACACGACCCATCACGCGGCCCGTCACGTCGCCCATTGCGCGGGCGGTGAATGACGCCATCGGCGCCTGGAATCCCCGCGCCCTGTTTGCTCTGGGCGAGCAGGGCGTTATCTATGATCCCTCGGATTTGTCGACGCTCTGGCAGGACAGCGCCGGCACCACGCCCGTCACCGCTGCCGGCCAGCCCGTGGGGCTGATGCTGGATAAGAGGCTGGGGCTGGTGCGGGGAGCGGAGATACTGACTAACGGCGACTTTAGCCAAGGGGCCGCTGGCTGGACGATATCAGGCGCGGATGCGACCCATATAGCCACGTTTTCAGGAGGGACTCTGCGCTACCAAAGTGGAACAACATCGCCGCAGCTAACCGTGGCAGCGTCGGCGGGCGTGGCGACCATTGGCAAAGCATACGAAGTCACGGTCGTAGTTTCTGCGCACGTGTCAGGCGGCGTCAAGGTATTCGAGAACACAACGGGGTCGGTTGCTATTGCTGGCGTGGGGACGTTTAAAGGTGTGATCGTGGCAAGCAGCGCCGTGCTTTCGATAACAAGAACCACCGCCAACGTCGATATCACCATCGGCTCCGTTTCGCTCCGAGAACTCCACGGCAACCACGCCGTCCAGCCAACCGCATCCGCGAAACCCTTCATACGCGACACTCCGCGCCGCATCGACTACGACGCCGACGACTCGCTCGCCGTTACATTCCAGGCTGCGCTCGGCAGCGCCTGCACGGTTGCCCGCTCCATCCCCGGCGTCGGCGCTCAGATCCTCACGGCGCAGACCATTGGCACCAGCTTCACGGACAACGTGGACAACTGCGGCCTGATCATCGTCAACCGCGCGCTGAATGCCGCAGAGACGGCGAACCTCACTCGCTACCTGAACCAGAGGGCCGGCGTATGACCGAGTACACGCTATCCGTCGTCCAGCTGTGCCCGGACGCCCCCGCCTCGGCTGCGGACGCGATTGCCGAGGCGGCCGGCTACGGGCCGGGAAACTTGTCCGTTCGCCTGCAGGGCGCTGGCGGTGCGCTGTGGCGCGGATGTCATGCCTGGTGGATACCAGCCGTGCTGGCGGAAAAATCAGCACCTACCGGAGACCCCGCCATCGATGACGTTCTGGCTCAGGTAGTCACCTCCGTGCGCGAGCATTCTGACCCGACAGGAGACGAGGCCCGGCAGCACTGGCTGGAGGCGCTGGCGGCCAACGGACTGACGGTCGTCGAGCCTTCCGAGTAACGCAGCACACAGGCCGCCTCCGGGCGGCTTTCTTGTTTCTGGGGAGGGAATGACATGCGAACGAGTGAAAAAGGCCTGGCGCTGATCCGTCAGTTCGAGGGGCTGCGCTTGCGCGCGTACAAATGCCCAGCCGGAATCCCGACCATCGGCTACGGCCACACGGCCGGCGTGAAAATGGGGCAGGAGATCACCCGCGAGCGCGCCGAGGAGTTGCTGCTGGCCGAGGTGGATCGCTTCGCCGGCTACGTAGAGCGGCTGGTCACGGTGCCTCTGACGCAGGGCCAGTTCGACGCCCTGGTGGCGTGGACGTACAACCTCGGGCCGGGCGCGCTGGAGAAGTCCACGATGCTGCGCCGGCTGAACGCGGGCGACTATGCCAGCGCCGCGGCCGAGCTGGAGCGGTGGAATCGTGCAGGCGGTCAGGTTCTCGCCGGCCTGGTCCGGCGCCGCGCTGCCGAGCGCGCCATGTTCGAGGGGGTGGAGTGATGGACTATTGCACCGCGTTCTTCGAAGGCTGGTGGTCGCACTGCTGCCAGGCGCACGATGCCGACTATGCCGCGCAGATCGGCAAGCTGCTGGCTGACGAGCGGCTATGGCAGTGCGTTGCGGCTGCAGGCGATGGCGGCGTCGTGTCGTGGCTGATCGGTGCGGTCATGTTCGCCGGTGTCGGCCTGTTCGGCAGGCGGTTCTATAGGAAAGCTGGGGAAAAGTGATTGCCCGGACGGGCTGAGATGGGAGCACGGATGCGCTTATAGATGTGGCGTAGCGAGATCGTGACATGATCCGTCAGCCTGCGTGACATGGGAACTGTTTTGCTGGACAGCGTGAACAGATGCGGGCGGCTCAAGCTGTTGATTTGCAAGGGTTGCGGGTTGCAGCGTATGATTTAGGTTCCAGTGCCGCAAGGTGTGAGAGTTCGAGTCTCTCCGTCCGCACCA